TCAAACTCAAACTGCTTAGAAAATGCACGTTCAAATTTGTTTACGTTCTCACCTGCAGGTAACCACTTACCTGTCAGTAATGCGGTGATGGCAGCAGTAGGTTCTTGGTCATCCCAATAAGGACCTGAGTAATATATTGGATCTCCTTCTTTCCAATTAGAATTAGGAAGATATGGAAACAAATCATACCCTTGTTTCTCTAGAGCGAGTATAAAATTACCGACCTGTTCATTTAGACTATACATAAATCTTTGACAATAAATTCATTGGTGATGTGCTGTGCGAAACCCAACTTCTTCAACTTAGTTGTATCCAACCAGAAGTGTTGAGTCTGTACATTGTTGTGGAACTCAGGTGGGTCGATGTTTATTATCTCACCACGAGATCTTGTGAAGTGTTTAGCGAGTTCTACTATCTCACTAACCTTTGTGGGTTGTCCTGACCCTATGTTGTAGATCTCATTCAATTCACCCTTGTCCATAACAAGTTTGATTGCTCTACAAACATCCTCTACATGCATTATATCACGACAATGAGATCCGTGATCATATACTTTGATATCTCTATCTGCTTTCAGTTCATTGACCATCCATTGTATAGCATTCTTTTTCTTACTTGCCTTTGTATCTCCTTCTCCCATGACATTACATAGTCTAAGTATCCTATACTTCATACCTGTAGTTTGTGCGAAAGATATGATAAGATCTTCTGCACATTTTTTTGTAATAGAATAAAAACCTGTGGGGTCACATGGAGAGTCCTCCCTTGCAGGTACATCACCACCTTTACCATACACAAACCATGATGAGACAAAGTTGAATGTTATATCTTCTGACCTACAGTAGTCAAGGACTTCACATAGAATCTTCAAGTTTGTATCAACATCAAGTGTGATTTTATCATGAACATTATAATTATCAATCGTTGATATCATATACAATATATCATTATGATGTGGGTACCTATCATCTCTCTCCTGTACCTGCACCTCTGAGTTATAAAGTGATTTGAATTTGCCACCAACAAATCCACAACCATAAAGAGAAATCATGTTAGTAAATCCAAGTAGTGAGTAACAACAGAACGAAGACCTATATCAAAATCCGTAAATGGTTTCCACCCTGTTCGATTAGTTATCTTACTATGATCCATACCATATCGTTTGTCAATACCAGGTCTTCCTTCATTAATACCAATCAAAGTATATGGTTTATTCATCATATTCAATATCATTTTTGTCACATCTATATTTCTCTTCTCACATGATCCACCAATATTAAATGTGTCATTGATAATACCTTGTACTTCCAATTCCCAGATTGCAGCACAGTGATCATAAACATACAACCAATCTCTTATCTGATTACCACCACCATGCATGTAAGTTATCTTATTATCAAGAGCGTTTGATACTACAAGTGGTATGAGTTTTTCTACATGTTGATGAGGACCATAGTTGTTACTGCAATTAGTAATAAGATAAGGTAAACCATAAGTGTTACCCCACGACTTGACAAAATAGTCGGACGCTGCTTTGCTTGCGGAGTAGGGATTTCTTGGGTCATATGGTGTTGTCTCCTTGAATAAAATTTTGTCCCAGTATTCTAGTGAACCATACACCTCATCAGTAGAGACGTGGTGAAACTTCTCGACCTCTGCTTTTAGACTGGCATTCAATAGATTTATAGTACCAATCACATTCGATTCTAGAAATGGTCTATAGTTTTTAATAGACCTATCAACATGACTCTCAGCAGCAAAATGAAATACTTTTCTTGGTTTGTATTTCTCAAAGATATAATTTACATTATTCTCATTTGATATATCACACCACTCAAAGACGAATTGATCAGTGTCTGGTATAAATTTTTGATCGGCAGCATATGATAAGTTGTCTATTACAACAACAGGTTCTAATAAATCAGTATCTTTAGAAATGTAGTGAAGGAAATTGCTACCAATAAAACCTGCACCACCTGTGACTAGGTACATAATTCGATATACTTATCAATGTATGCTTTGACTTTTTTTAGATCTTCAAGTTTGTCACCCTTGTGACCTGCACGACAAACATACTTTACTATATTACCAGCAAAGAAATCTAACTTTTGATCTGCTATAAAATCCCAGACCTGTATCTCACCACGTTGGTAATGAGCAGGGTCTTCTGGTGTAAACTGTGAAGTCAGTGGTGCTCCACTACGAAGATCTTCTACATTCATTAGTAATGACCCCATGCATGTTCCCCTACTCTATTATAATCATCTTCTAGTCTTACGATATCATCCTCTACACACTTACCTCTTTGTACCTCAATAATAGTAATACCTTTTTTACCACCTCTGATACGATGTCGTTGCTCAATTGGTATGAAGAATGTATCTCCAACCTTACATTCAGTTTCAAGATTACCTTGTGTGATTGTTCCATCACCATTGACAACAACCCAATCTTCAGTTCTATAACGATGAAACTGTAGTGAAATTCTCATGTCTGGTTCTACAAAGAGTTCCTTGACACAATAATTTTCTCCTCTTTGTAAGACCTTGAACCATCCCCATGGTCTAAACTCTTTCTCTTTCATCCAAGACCTCATTGATAAGTTGTTTTAGTTCCACCTTGAGTGCGTCAGAGATAAGATTCATCTTTGTCACCTGTAATGGTGGTATAGCATCACGTTGTGCTTGTATTGATCTGCCAGAGGGAGTTCCAGTCCCTGCTGTCATTGCTTGTGTATCCATAGTTATGCATGATGAATGTTCTTTGCATCATTATCAAAAATTTCCAACCCCTTATCTGTAAGAACATGATTATACATCTTCTCAAAGACTGCTGGTGGCATGGTAACAATGTCTGCACCATTAGCAAATGATTGCGAGACACTGTTTACATATCTGATTGATGCAGATAAAATCTTTGTTCTATGTATAGCCTGAACTCTAAAGACATCATCAATCTGTTTGATAAGATCTAAACCAGTAATAGAATTATCATCTAGTCTTCCAACAAAAGGTGACACATATGCTGCACCTGCTTTTGCTGATAGTATTGCTTGTGCTACATCAAAAATAAGAGTTACATTGACACGTATAAGTTCTCTTGCCAATTGTCTACATGCAATCAGTCCATCATATGTACATGGTACCTTGATGGTTGCACACTTACCAAACTTTGATGCTAGTCTTCTTCCCTCAACAATCATATTAGATGAATCACCCATGACTTCCATGCTTATATCATCTATTCCTAAGTCTTTTAGTTCTTGATATACCTCTTCTGGATCTCTACCACTCTTCATAATAAGAGAAGGATTGGTGGTGATACCATCTATCAACCCTGTTGCATAATATTTTTTGATAACATCAGTCTCTGCTGTGTCCAAAAATATATTCATTGACATGATTATAATTCAAAGTAGTTCAAGTTTAGCACACACCTTACCTTAGTGTCAACTTGAGACACACCTCTGTGTTTAATATTAGACGGAAACTTTACAAATCTGTTAGCAACACTCATGACCTTTTCACCTGTCTCAAACTCAGTGTATCCATCATTAGTATTGATATAGTATATTCCAGTAGTCATCGTACTACAATCTACATCACAATGAAAATCACTGTATGCTCTGGTTGGTTTCACTGGTTCAAGATTAGCTTTGATTCTATGCAATGCAACAAAACGAATCTTATTTACTAGAGGTATAAGTACGTCAATAGATTTTGATACCTCATGCACACCTTTTCCATTACATGAATGAAATGTAAAGAAAACATGAACAAATTGGTAGTCATCAATACCCTTTTTGGTTTGCGTTGATACCTTAGAGTCGTTGAATTTCCAATCCATACTCCCGTTACTAAGCATGAACTCGTAAATTTTCCTGTGCTGATCAGGACTTAGATAGTTGTCGATGATTTCGATCATTACGTAATTCTACCTACGCTAAATAAGGCTAGCATACAAATGGATAAAGACCATGAAAAGAGTACTATTTCTCTTTACATTATTATCTATGGCGACTCCTGTGAGGGCAGACATCACACATAAATTGAGTAGTAGTATTCAATTACAAGTGAACGCTGCAGCGACACAGGTTGAGAGGATCGGATCCTCATTTTCCGTAACAGGAAATGGTGTTGATACCACTGATGGTACAACAGCAGGTACAGTATCAGTTGGTACTATAACATCAGGCGTTTATAGTCCTGGTACTATAGCAGCAACACAGGATGTACCAGGTGCAGCGTTCAGCTACACTCAGTCATACACTCAAGCCGACGCTGTTGCAACATCAGCACCGACTGTTGGAACTGTAGGAAACTTCAGTACACAAGTTTCGACTGCTGCTGGTACTAAAGACACACTCGCTGGAACTATAACCAGTGCAGGTGTTATGACACTAACAGCTGGTGGAGCTGGTACCGTCGCCACTGGACAGCATGTGACTGAACTCAGTATCCAATAGGGAGTTATGGTAACATATGAAACTTTATCGTGCGATGTCTGTGGTCACACTTGCCCTTGCGAGTGCACAGACTGCGATGGCTGTTCCTGTGGTCCCGAACTTTACTCAGGGCACGATGACCCAAACGACTGAAACAACTTCCACCGTCTCAGAGACCATTAATTCAATGGACTACTCGACTGGTTGGACGTATTCGGTAAGTGGTACAAATGTACAGCACGACGGAACGAGCATGACACCAGACGTGGGCACTGCTCAAACTCAAACATTGAACGGAACGACTTCATCATGGACAGGATTAGACATAGGAAACAAACCAAATTGGACACAGACTGTAACAGGTCAACCCTTCCAATTTACAGAGCACTATGTAGCCCCAGGTCTTCAGACACATACCATAATACAAAGAGAACAAACCATTCAATCCGTCACCACATCAACAAGTATCTTCTCCCAATAGTAGCAGCATTCACATGCTCTCCTGTTATGGCGACTGATGTAGGTGGTGTATCTGCGACAGCAAACCCTGTCGCCAACTCGTCTGGCTCCGTAACCAACCAGGCAATACAAGTTTTACAAGGTCCTTATATTACGAACACCTACGGAGGTGGTGTTCAATGTCAAGGTCCTACCGCAAATTTTACTCCCTATGTCACAAGAACTGGAACTTGGCAAGATCCTACACAGTTATGGTATGATGATCCCGTATATAATAACGCTGACAATAATGATGATGGTATCCCTGACTCTCCTGGTGAGATCCTTTATTATATCCCGACTCGCACAGGGCAGAAGAGTAACCAAAACATAAATCTAGGATTCTCTGCAACATTATCCTTTCCCTTAGATAAAAAATTACAGAAGCAATGTAAGGAAGCAGCACAGGCAGTAATAAATTCAGTAAATCAAGGCACAGCAAATAAAAGATTAGATTTTGAGATAGCCCGTTTAAAAAATTGTGGAGAATTGATGAAAGCTGGAATTATGTTCCATTCAAAATCACCTTATTATAAGATATGTGC